GTGTCCACGTGATGCCATCAGGCGAGGTCATCACGCGACTGTCCGTGCCGACATCGGCGACGGCGCAGAACAGGCCAATCTCCGGCGCCCAGCAGACGCCCCACCAGTTGTTGTCGGCGGCACTTGCCCGTGGCGTCCAGGTGATCCCGTCGGGCGAGGTCATCACCTGGATGCCGGTGCCGGTAATCGCAACGGCGCAGAACAGGCCGACCTCGGCGGCCCAGCAAACCGACCACCACTGGTTCGCGGCCGAGGTCGTCCGCGTCGTCCAGGTCATGCCGTCCGGCGAGGTCATCACCCGGTTCGTGCCGCTCGACGCCACCGCGCAGAACAGGCCGAGTTCCGGCGACCAGCAGATGCCGCGCCAGTTGTTGTCGACCGGCGTCGCCTGCAGGGTCCAGGCGACGCCGTCGGGCGAGGTCATGACCCGGTTGCCCGTGCCGGTTATGGCGATCGCGCAGAACAGACCGAGCTCGCCGGACCAGCAGTTACCGTCCCAGTTGTTGTCCGCCGGCGTCGTCCGTGCCGTCCAGGTCACGCCGTCGGGCGAGGTCATCACGCGATTGCCCGTGCCGGTGATCGCGGTCGCCGCGAACAGCCTCAGCTCCGGCGACCAGCACAGCCCGTACCACTCGTTGTCGGAAGCGGAAGTCCGCGTCATCCAGGTCACGCCGTCGGGCGAGGTCATCACCCGCGTGCCGGTGCCGGAAGAGGCGAGCGCGCAGAACAGGCCGAGCTCCGGCGCCCAGCACACCACGCGCCAGCTGTTGTCGAGAGCCGGCACGGCGGTCGACCATGGCCGGCCGGCCAGGCGGTTGCGCCGCGCGATGTTGGCCTTGACCATCGGTGTCCCGCGCAGGCCGAGCCGCCCACCCTTGGTCAGATAGCCTTGCTCGATACCGTCGAGCGAGAGGGAGAGCTTTGGATATGGCGCGGCTCCGCGCGACAGGCCGGTAGAGGCATTGCCGACACGCAGGCCCGGAGAGCCGGGCGAACCGGCGGGAACCTCGATGACGTCCGTGCCGAACGGAAACGCGGCCCGGCCAGTCACCGGATCGGCGCCCACGACCTCCCTGCGATCGGTGTCGGAACCTGTCGGCGACAGCATGACGCGCCAGCGGCTGACGCGGCTGCTGTCATTGGAATCGACCTTGACGATTTCGGATCGTGCAACCATCACCGGCGCGAGGTCGCCGATGAGCTGGACGCCGTAGCCGAACCCTATACCCTCACCCGCGCCAAGATCCTGGATGCCCTCGACCCAGGCGACGGAAAAGCCATCCTGCGGCTCCACCGGTGCATTGCCGGTCGAGATCGCCGTGCGGGCTACCATCAACGGATAGTCGACGAGCATCGCGTCGGGCCTGACCTTGACGTGCCAGACACCTCCGGCGCCGAACCACACCTGATGCGGGTTGAACGGGTCCCCGCCGCCATAGTAGTTCGCCGCCGCGCCGGCCTCCACCGTGCCGGAAACCCGCTGCTCGAAGATCTCTCGGCCGTCGAGGAAGTTGGCCGAGATGCTGATGAACTTGTCCCTTGCCGCCTTGACGCGGATGTCCCACACCCGAAAATGCCGCCGGGCCATGAAGGCGAAGGCCCGGAAATACTTTTGAAGGATCTCCGGAAAGGCGGCCACGACGAAGTCGGTACCAAGATCGAACGAGGCGTCGACCGCGTTGGAGCGCGACGAAAGGGAGGCGCCCGAGGTCCGCAACGTCTTACCCGCTGCCAGCGGATACGCGCCCAGCGCGTCGAATCGGATGCGGACGATCACCTTGCCCTTGCGGACCCACGTCCCTGGCGCATGGCTTCCGCCGGCAACCCACTCGCCGCTGCTGGGCAGGATGGTCGGCGTCCAGTACAATTCGTCGTCCGGCGGCTGGTCCTCTGTCGGGGCCACGATGCAGGCCATCGCCCGACCCTCGAGGCTCATTACGCTGCCCACCTGGCGCCAGTCGTCCATTCCGTACCACAGCAGCGACCCGTCCTCGTCGAGCGCCAAGCCCTCGGGCTCCCCCGAGACCATGATCGCGCCGCTGGACCCCATGAGCTGGTCGACCGTGTAGAGCGCGCGCACGTCGTCGATGTCGTATTCGGCGAGCAGGTTGCCGGCCATGTCGTAGCGCATCAGCACGTGGCGCAGGCGCGGCGCCGTGTAGCCGCGCTGGACCCAAACACCGCCGCCGTCGCAGACCACGCCCTGCGTGTACTGCACCCGCTCGCCGCGATCCGGCGGGTTGATTTGCACGAGATACTCGGGATCGACCGTCAGGGGGTCCGCCGCCGCGAGCACTTTCGCCATAGCGTAGAAAAAGAGGTGGTTGACCACGTCCTGGATGCCGTCCGGGCCGCCGGCATCGTCCGACTGGATATCCTGCGCGACAAGCACCAGCCACTTGCCGTCCGGCGAGATCGCGGGCGTCGCGCTGTGGTAGTCGGCGAAGCGATGCCCGCTCCCGGTAAAGCCGAAGAGCTGGTAGTTCTTCACGTCGGCTTGGCTGGTCGCCGCGCCCTTCCATTCGATGGTGCAGATGCCCTTGCCGGTGTCGGTCCCCTCATGTCCCGGGACATGGGCGAACTGTCCGACCAGGAAGAACTTGCCATCCGTCCGCTCGGGAAGGTGCGTCAGGCACTGATGCCCCAGCGCCAGCGGCGCGGTGATCACCGGCGGCACGATCGGCGCGTCCGTCGTCGGGAAGGGCATTGCTGCGATCGCGTGGCGCTCGGTCGTCAGCCCCGTCGAGCCGGCCACGCGCTGGAACGCGAACAGCGTCTTGACGCCGCCGACGCGCGCGACGTCGAGCCCTTGCCCCGCGCGGCTGGAGCCCGGGAACAGCTCGGCACCCGGCAGGCCGAAGGCCAGCTCGGCGACCTTGTCCATGCTCATCGGCCGCCGCCGCAGCCAAGCGATCTGCGCGTCCGTGTAGCTCGTGTCGATCGGCCCGGCCGGTCCGCGTTGGCCGGGTACGCCCTGCGGACCTGGCACACCCTGGACGCCCGAAGTGCGGACTTTGATGTGTGCGCCTGACGTGTAGACGGTCATCGCGTATCACCATCCTTGATCATCATCTGACCGGTCCAGAGCGGCGTCCGGTAGTCTCCGGTCACCATGACGACGTCGTATCCGTAAGTGCCGACTTTGACCGCCAAGGCACTCCACGCGATCTCGATCCGCACGTTCGGATCGACCGATGGATCAGCGACGGAAGGGGTGACAAGCATGCCGTTGTCGGTGGACAGAGACAGGACCACCGGACCGCGCTTGCCGTTGCGGACATCCATCAGGAGCGTGGCGCCTGTGAAGTCGATGAGCGTGCCGTTCTCGTCCGACACCTGCAATTCCGCCCGGAAGTCGCTGTTCTTTCTGACGAGCAAGTCGACCACCTGTGGATCGGTCATTATGGAATCTCAGCCGCTTTGGCGGCCTCTCGGGCTTTGGTCGTGGCGGCGTCAGCCAGCTCCGCGGGCCGGACGATGTCGACGCCGTCGATGATGCGCTTGAGCGACAAAAAGACCGCACCCATCTGAGCCCACAGCTTCGCGGGAACCTCGGTTTCCGCGACCAGGCCCAGCACGAGCTGAGCCTGCTTCGGCGAGAGCGGCTGTGCCGGGATGTTCATCTGGTCCATTGGCTATGCCCTCTGAAACACGCCGGAGAGGACGAGCACGTTGCCGTCCCCACCCGGGTAGCTGTTGTCGTAGGCGAAGATCTGGACGACGTTGGAATTGGCGGCGATGTAGCCCTGGAGGGCTTTGCCGCTCGTGTTCTCGCGCCCCGCCAGCACGAAGCTGCCATCGCTCTTGCTCGTGAATGGCAAGGTCGCGGTGATGTAGCCGCTCGCGCTGCCATTGGTCGTGATGGCGACGCTGAGGGTCAGCTCGACCGTCCTGCCTCTCTGCTGATATCGGCAGCTGGCGGCATGCGTCCCGAGCGATCCGGACGACGACGCCACGGACGGATTGTGCGAGGCCCACGCCGTGCCCTCGGTCTCCTTGAGCCGCTGGACGGAGACGCTGCCGATGCCGTTCGTGTGGATGAAATAGTCGCCGTTCGCGCCTTCGCCGCTCTCGGGCCAGAGCTCCCACGATGCGCCGAGGCTCTCAAAGAAGTAGGAAATCTTGTGGCCGAGGCCGAGGGCGATCGCCACGCCGGTCCCGCCGTCGGTGCCGTCCGTGCCGACGATCGCGTCATGACCGAAGATGATGCCCTTCAGGAATTTCGCGGCGTTCGAGCGCACGTTGATGGCGGCGGAGACTGGGCTGTGGACGAGGTCGTGCAGCTCCGCGCCGGCCGCGATCTGCAGGCCGATCGACTGGCCGATCACCTGGAAATGAGGATCGATGTTCTGTGTGTCGCCGAGGTTGGTGACGTCGATCTCCTGGGCATAGGCGCCGCCCGGCACGCCGGGCATGCGGTAAGCCTCGGCATAGTGCGCGTAGGCGCTCAGGTTCTTGGTCGTGTTGTCGTTGACGGCGATGTCGACCGAGGCGATCGCGTTGAGACCGGTGATCACGAAGTTCTTCGAACGCGCGCCGGTGATCGAGGTCACGGCGTTCTCGGGATGATCCCCGTTGATCGCCGCCAGCGTCGACAGCTGGGTCCAGCCACCCGGCCGGCCCGTGTCGAGCTGGAAATCGGTCAGCCAGTCGCCCTGGTCGCCGTCCTGCTGCCCGCTGGCCGCGACCGAGCCGCCGACGAACAGGCGGTCGGCCAACCGCTGCACGCGCCCCCCCTGTCCTGCATAGAAACCCGACTGAGGCTTGTTCAGGTCGCTGTTGTCGAGCTGCGCGAACAGGTTCGCGATAGACTGACGGCGTGTGCGACGTACACCTCCGACAAGCTCGTGGCCGATCACCTCGACCAACGCCAACGCTTCGATGATCTGCGGCGTATTCGTTATCGTCATGGGAGCGGTCCGTATCTGGAGAGCCACCAGCCGGTGCCGTCGAAGGTGGCCTCCGCCCAGGTGTTGGTGTCGAGGGAGACGAGGCCACCGATGCTGAGGCCGTAGACTCCGCCAGAGCTGCCGCCGGTGCGCGAGACCTCGAACTTGGCGCCGACATAGGCGCCGGTCGTCGACAGCGTGATCGTCCGGTTGGCCGTCAGGGTGCCGGTATGGCGCTGCACCGGCGCGCTCGACCCGACCGTGAGGGTGACGTTGGCGTCGGCGGTGATGATGTCGGCGATCGCCGATCCGGTATCGACCGCCAGCTCGACGGCGTAGGGGCCGCGTTCGCCGTTGCCGCCATCGAGGTAGGACACGCGGATATCGTAGGACGCGCCGATCGACAGCCCCGCGGAGATCTCATGCATGATGCCGCCGACGGCGAGCATCGCGCTCTGCGTCGCGGCAAAGGACGTGCCGGCCGCCGCCCATTCGACCACCGGGACCAGGACGCCGTCATAGGCCGGCGTCGACCAGGTGACGGCCAGCACCACAACCGGACCGGCGCCCATGTCGCGCCAGCCGGGCACGACCAGCAGCGATGCGGGCTGAGGGATGGCATCCGCGTCGCCGACCGGTATCAGCCGCGAAACGACCGGACCGTAGGGTCCGGGCACGCCGGTGTTGCTGACCGCTCGGGCCTGCATGTCGACGGTAGCGCCGGCGGCGTAGACGCCGGTGAGATCGACGCGGCCGGAGCCGACGGCGCCGGATGCGGGACCCGACCAGCTGCCGGCGCCGGCGAGGCGATGACGGGCCTGATAGGTCTGCACGGTCGCCGCGCTGCCCGGTCCCGGCTGAAGCGCGAGCCGCAGGCCGTTGGCCACGCCGGTCTCGGCCAGGCCGGCGAAGATGCCCGTGACGATCGGCGCGGCCGGCTCGGCCAGCGATCCGTCGACCTCGCCGCCGACGCGGCCATTCCAGGCCGGCGCCACCTCGGCATCGGTTAGCTCGTCGATGATCTCGGCGGCCGGCAGCATGGAGATCGTCGCCATCTCGTCGCCGGTGCGCTCGATGGATGCGACGATGAGGCGGTAGCTGTCCTGGCCGACCGGCCCGAAATGGATCAGATCGTCGATCTGCGGCGCGCCGCCGGCGCCCTGCAGCCGGAGCATCGAGGTCCGGCCGGTCGTATCGATGAGCTTTGCGCCGCGCACGACGCTCGTGCCGATCGGGTCCGCGTCGGACGCGACCCGCCAACGGATCGCCCACTCGCCGGCGCCGGCCGTGAGCACCTCGTCGACAATGACGATCGGCCCGTCGACGCTCAGCACGCGCGCCGAGTGCATCGCCCTGACCAGGATGTCCCTCGACGCCAGAACGAGGTCGCCCCTGGTCACCGTCCGGATGTGGCCGTCCTGGTCGCACGAGTAGCTGACGGCGCGATGCATCGCCTCGTACTGGCGGCGCCGCGCCTCGCGCCAGATCAGGGCGGGATTGGTGATGCCGGGCAACGGGAGATCGGCGGTGACCAGCACCTCGCCGACGTGCCCTGGCCAGGGGACGATCCGCTCGGCGGGCTCGTATTGGTTGGTCTGGTCGAGGAACTGCACCCGAAAGGCGTCCGGCCGCTCGAAATAGCTCGTCGACCAGCGGAAGTTGACCGAGTTGCGCGGATTGAAATGGTCCACGGCGATCGTGCGCGGCCGGTCGATGACGACGGTCCAGCGCCGGCCGTCGTGGCTGATCGCCGCCCGGCCGGCGGCGCCGATCGCCTTCAGGGCCTCGCTGACCGTCGCTTCGAAGTCGTGGACCCGGTCATAGGTCAGGCCCTTTGACGCGCAGAAGCCGTGCCACGCCTGGAAGGCAGCCCAGTCGATCTCGTCGTCGTCCGCCGGGAAGACGTTGGCAGGACCGCGCAGCACCAGCAGCGCGTAGGAGGCCGGATTGCGGGTCTTGGCCATGACCCAGGCGGAACCCGTCCAGTCGGGCGCCCAGCGCTCGGCGATCATGTTGACGTTGTCGAGCTGGCCGTTGATCTGCGCCGTCGCCCGGATGCGCATCGCCAGCAGCGCCATCGGCAGGCCGACGTTGAGCTGGTATTCGGGGCGGAAGGACTGAAACGCCGCGAGCTGGCAGTCCCCGAAAAGTTGGTTCTCGGTCTTCTCCGGATCGACCTCGGGCGTGAGCATGGTCAGCTCGACCTCCCACGTCCCGCGGCTGGGCAGGGGCCACCTGAAACCCCGGAAGAACGAGGCGAACTTCTTGTTCGTGATCTCGAAGTGCTCTTCCATCGACCAGTCGGCCGCGCCGGCGGGTCGCATGCGCCGACGGATCGAGACGGACCGCGCCTTCCGGCGGGCCTTGTTGTCGATGTAGCCGAGCCCTTGCCCGAAGTAGAGGATGACGCCGACCTCGGTCGCGTCGCGGGCGGTGAAGCGGCTGACAGGCTTCAGCTCGGTCGAGCCGTCGCCGACGGGCTGGCCGGCATCGTTGCGGACCAGCGGCCGTTCGATCGCGGCGCCGAGCTGCTCCTCGATGACCTGCTGGGTGTAGAGCGACAGCGGCTCGTCGGAGCCCGAGCCTTGCCGGATCTCGGTCGTGACCTCGTCGAACTTCTCGATCGGCGTCTCGCCGATGCGGATCCCCGAGACGTCGATCGGCCCGTAGCCCAGGAGGAAGGCGACACGGGTGTGCACGTCGTCGCCGACGACTTCCGACCACGACGATGCCGCGAAGGGCGGCGCGTAGCGGACGCGGCCCATGATGTCGGGGATCGGGCCGTTGGGGCTCGCGGCGTTCTTCCAGCCGTTGATCGAATAGGCGCCGCGATCGCCGTCCTTCTCCGGCTTGTCGGGCGGCACCAGCGCGTTGATGAGCAGGCCGCCGATCGCGGTCAGCGCCGCGGTGATCGCGAACTTGGCGATGCCGGCGAAGGCGCCGAAGAACGGAGCGAGGAAGCCGGCGATACCGCCGGACACAATGGTCACGACCAGGCCGAGCACCGACCGCAACGCATCCTTGCCGGGGACGACGCGGATGATGAGGTGCGTGCCGGCGTGCGGCCGGCATCGATGCCAGAGGGGACGCGGGATCACCGCCTGACCCGAGGCTGCGACCAGGATGACGCGGAGACGCGACAGGACCTCCTCCGGCGCGCCGGGCAAGATCTGCTCGACGATCTCGGCGACGGTCAGGTCGGCCGAGTAGAGCCCGGTGCTGCGGCCGGTGCCCGGATCGAGCGCCGGCATGGCGGTAACGCGGAGAAGCGCATTCATGGCGCGCTCCAGCGATAAAAGCCGACCAGGCGGTTGCGCCAAAGGTCGCCGTCGTAGCGCTCGATGCGGGCATGCCCGCCCCACATGTGCAGCATCATGCCCGGCTGCACGACGATGCCGGCATGCCGCGCCAGCCCGCCCTTGCGGATGATCGCGATGTCGAAGGACCGAGGATCCTCGACGCGGCGCCACAGTGGCGACGACGTCGCGCCGGCGATCAACACCGTCACCTCAGCAGCCTCGTCCGCCGAGACGTAGCCTTCGTCGTAGCCCGGTGCGTCGATGCCAGCGACCTCGCGCAGGACGAGCCGGCAGAGGCCCCAGCAGTCGCAGCCGGTGCGGTCGCGACCGTGGTCGATCTCCGGGATGCCGAGGTAGTCGACCGCCCAGCTCATCGGAACAGCCCCGGAAAGCGCTGCTTGGTCTGCCGCCCGGAGGGATAGCTCTCCTGCCACACCGGCCGATGGGCGAAGGTCAGCATCACCAGACCGGCGTCGCCGTCGGCGCTGGCGAACTTCAGCCGGCGGAACTCGGCCTCGACCAGGTTCGGCGTCGAGGCCATGACGACGGCGATGTCGACGTCGGCCGGGATAACGGTGGACGTCAGGACGGTCGCGATGCCGCTGTCCAGGATCTCCAGCGCAAGCTGAGCCGGCATCGGGCCGTCGTCACCTTCGTCGGGCAGCACGGCCGACGCGCCGATGAACAGGTAGTCGATCGGCGCGCCGGCCATCGAAAGCCACGTCGAACGCGTGCCGCGCATGAACGGCTCGAACGACAGGATGTCGGCGTTGTCGGTCGACACGTAGACTGGAGCGTCCAGATCGGGATGCTGGAAGCGCAGCAACACAACCTCGACCTCGTCGTCGGCTTGTGCGTCCTGACGGAGCCGCGCATTGAGCGAAACGACGCGACTCATGCCAGCACGTCGATTTCGAAGGTGACAATCCAGAGCCCGTGGCCACGCCCTGTCGTCGCCGGAAGCCTCTCCCCGAACTGAACCAGCCAGTAGGCGGCCATGGCGAGCACGTTGCCGGCATCGTCGGTGAGCACGGCACCCTCGTCAGTCGCAAGCGGCCAACCATGCTTCGACCAGTCCGGCATCATGAAGGGCAGCGCCCCTTGGCGCGCGTCGTTGTCGAAGAACTGGTCGAAGATGGCGCGCTCATTCTGTGTGAGCTGAAGGGACATGCCGACCGTGTCGGCGACGGATGAGAAGCGGCGTCGGCCGTTGCGCGGGCCCGCGTCTCGCGCGCGCCGCACGCGGCCGTCGGCTCTCGCGTTCTGGTACCCATCCATCACCGGAGGCGGCAGCTCCGCCGGGAAGACCGGGATTGTCACCGACGCACTCTTGGAAGCTGGGCGCCGCGGCCGCGAAGTGCCTTGTCGATACTTGATCCGGGCGTGCCGGCGCGTTTGGCCACAACTCGGTCGATGTAGATGTCGGTGCGGATACCGCTCTGGCCGTCGTCGCTTTCTTCCTTCGTGATTTCCGCACCGGCATTGTTGTGAATGTGTGTCTCGGATTTGAACTGCGGTTGTGCCGATGCGCCTGCCATCTGCTGCGAGGCGGCATTGCTGCGGATCGTGTCGCCTGGGCGAAGCCTCATCAGCTCTGGCCCTTGCTCGCCTACCCATGCCCATCCGCCCGGCGCACTTTCGGTGCCATTCGCGTAGCCCAATAGACCCGCGAACCCGCCGCCGCGCCCGTCCATGAAGGTTGAGCTGAGGTTGGACAGACCCGTGCCAAACAGGTTCGACAGCGACCATCCGGGGCCACCGCTGGCGCCGCTCACAATCTTCTGCAGGATGCCGCCAAGGCCGCCGATACCTTGGGCTGCTGTGATGGAGTTCGTCGCCATTGCGTCAACCGACTTCGATGCGGCGTCAGCCTTGCCGCCTAGGCGGTCAAGCGCGGCCATGAACTTGTCGCCATAGCCGCCGACGCTCGTGCCCAGCACGTCCTTTCGGCCAAGCTTGCCAACTGATCCCTCTCCGCCGAACCATGCCTGGGCAGCGCCGCGCTCTCCGTACTTGCCCATGTACCCGCCGAACTGGTGGTCGAAGATCCTATCCTGGTAGTCCTGGTTCCCGAGGAACTGGCTCGGCGTGATTGAGCGGCCAAGCGCGGCTTTCGACCACGGTCCGATATTGGCTTCCATGATCTGGTAGGCGCCAAGCGCGCGTCCGAGCGTTGGGTGCGTCGGGCCGATTGCGGAATAGCCGCCGCTTCCCGCGCTTTCGATCGACTTGATTGCTTCGCGCACGGCATTGAGCGGCGCACGGGTTACCGCCTCAACAGGCGCGCCGGCTGTGTCGCTTCGCAGACCTCCCCAGGGATCATTCCCGTTGGCAGGGTTGAACATGCGCGAGATTGCATCGCCAGCCACAGACCCGGCGACCACGACGCTGCCAGCCTGGACCTGCATCGATGCCACCGTGCTTGCATCGAGCCCGCCATCGTCGAGCCCGAGGAGCTTGAGGCCGGACGTCATGGTGTCTTCGATCAGCCGATCCGTGATCTTCGTGGCATAGTTCGACGCGGCGTTGGCGATGCCTTCCATGATCGACTTGCCGACATCCTTTGAGCCGCTGAGCGCGCCGTCGCGGATGCCCGACAGCAGGTCGATACCGAGGCTTCGGTAATCGGAGATGCGGTTCGACTGGCGCATGTAGCCGGCCTCTCGGCTGTCGAGACCGAGGCCGCTCCCACGCAGCCTTGCGGCGATGCCCTGATCCTCGCTGGACCGGAACAGCTGCTGGCGCTCGAATGTCAGGTCGTCCGCGAGCTTCGCGCGCTTCACAGCCTCGGTCACCTGGGCGATGGTCGCGGCGCGCTGACGTAGCTCCTCGCTCTGCTTCTCGCCGACGGCCACGCCATCGGACATTGCCCGGTTCAGAAGCTCCTGGTGGATACGCAGCTCGTCGGCGGCCTGACCGACCTGCCCGACCAGGCTCAGCTCCACGTTGAGCTGGCGGATGCGGGCGTCGGCGGATCGGATGACGTCGGCGTAAGGGTCGCGTTTGTCCGCGCGAGCCGCCGCCTTCTCCTGTGCAGCCAGAACATCCTCTGCGCTCGGGCGCCGCTCCGGGAGCGGTGCATTGTCCGGCAGGTCGACATCGGGACGCCGCCGCGGGTTGCGATAGCCCTCCTTTGCTGCATACGCATCGGCTGCGGCGCGGAGTCCCTCTCCCGCAAGCCATGCCTCCCGAGCGAGTTCGCGCAGACCGCTGATCGCGCCTGCGAACGTCGGGTTGGCCCGCTCGAGCTCCGCTAGCTTCGTGATGATATCGGAGAGTGGTGCTGAGCCATCCTTGACCTTATCGAACAGATCCTGCAGCTGCTTCTGGATCGGCGCGCTGTCGATCCGGACGATGGCGTCCTGAAGCAGCTTCAGCTTTGTCTCGGCGTTCGACACACTGGTCGGCAAACCCGAGATCGCGATGGCTGGCCTGCTGCCGGTTTTTCGGACACCGGGTTAAGCTAACATAGCTTTCTCCTCGAACTCGACGGGGCTCATATAGCCCAGTGTCGAGTGCCGTCGCCGGGGATTGTAGAAGCGCTCGATGTAATC